TTTATGGCTACCTATCCTGTTGTTAACAAAGAGACTGGCGAACAAAAAGAAGTTGTGATGAGTGTTCATGACTGGACTAAATGGACGGAAGATAATCCAGATTGGCAAAGAGATTATTCTGACCCATCAACAATGCCTGGTGTAGGAGAAGTTGGTGAGTGGAAAGATAAACTTAGGAAGAATAAACCTGGTTGGAATGATATCTTAAGAAGAGCTCAAAAAACAGGTCAAAATCGCCAAAAACTAACACTCGATTGATATGCCAGTAAAAAGAACTCGTAAGAAAAAAACAGGAGATGCAGTCGGTGCTGGTTTGACTGCAAAACAGATGAGAAGAAAAAAACCTATCAATAATGATTTTTTGGTAGATATTAAACCTCTAACTCCTAATCAGGAAAGACTCTTTAATGATTATGCTAGAGGTAAGAATATTTTTACATATGGTGCAGCAGGAACTGGTAAAACCTTTATTGTTCTTTACAATGCAATTAAGGATGTTCTAAGCGAAATTACACCATATACCAAAGTTTATATTGTTCGTAGTCTTGTTGCTACTAGGGAAATAGGATTTCTTCCTGGTGATCATGAAGACAAGTCTTTCCTTTATCAGATTCCTTACAAGAATATGGTGAAGTATATGTTTGAGATGCCTACAGATACAGATTTTGAAATGCTGTATGGAAATCTTAAGCAACAAGAGACTATTTCTTTCTGGTCTACTTCATTCCTTAGAGGAACTACCTTTGATGATGCTATTATAATCATCGATGAGTGCCAAAACTTGAATTTTCACGAATTAGATAGTATAATAACAAGAGTTGGTGAAAATTGCAGAATTCATTTCTGTGGTGATGCCAATCAAACTGATCTGATTAAGCAGAATGAAAAAAATGGAATCCTTGATTTCATGAAAATTCTCGAACAGATGGAATCCTTTTCTATGATCGAATTTGATGTTAATGACATCGTTCGTTCTGGTTTATGTAAGGAGTATTTGAAGACTAAATTAGCACTTGGTATGTAATGTTTAATCATGTTGATGTGAAACTTTCTCCTTTAGAGAGAGAAACTATAGATGGTGTTCGCTTTTATCAGGTTCCTGATGAAGAAGAACTATTAAAATTGGTTTCTATCACTTCAGTGACTTCGTTCTATAATAGAGCAAAGTTTGCTGCTTGGAGGAAGAAAATTGGTGAAGAAAAAGCTAATGAGATTACTACGAAAGCAACCTCTCGTGGTACTGATATGCATACTCTTACAGAGCATTATTTGAAAAATGAAGAACTTCCTGAAGTTCAACCATTATCAGATTTTCTTTTTAAAATTGCTAAACCAGAACTTAACAAGATTGATAACATTCATGCATTAGAAGGTGCTCTTTATAGTAAGGAATTAGGTGTTGCTGGTACGGTAGACTGTATTGGTGAATATGAAGGAGAATTAGCAGTTATTGACTTTAAGACTTCTAAAGCACCTAAACCAAGAAAATGGATTGATGGTTACTTTGTACAAGCAATGGCATATGCCGCTATGTATTTTGAGTTGACTGGCACAATTGCTAAGAAACTTGTTATAATAATGGCATGTGAAGATGGGACATGTAAAGTTTACACAGAGCGTAATAAGAAAAAATATATGAAATTACTAGTACATTACATTAGAAACTTTTTGGACTTTCAAATAGACTTAAATGGAAAATGAATTAACCAAAGCATTAGATAAAAAATTCATGAATGCTGCCAAATTTTCTCTTGAAGTGGAGAAAATTGTAATGGAAGAAAAAGTGAATTACATCGATGCCATTGTTCTATTTTGTGATAAAAATAGTATTGAAGTTGACTCTGTTACGAAGTTGATTTCTAAACCTTTAAAGGAAAAATTAAAGGCAGATGCTATCAATTTAAATTTCATGAAAAAGACCACTCGTGCCAAGCTTCCCTTATAAATACTAGTATCTAGGAGGAATTATGTCTGATTTCTTTGAATCTGAACAAGTTCGGGAATCCATAAACGAGATCAATAAAATGCAAGAAAGGATTTATTCCAAAGTCTTTGCATTTCAAACATTATCTCATGAAGAGAAAATGAGGCATGTTGATGAATTGGAAGTCCTTTTAGAAAAACAAAGAAATTTCTATATGAGATTGAAGCTTTCTGATGATCCTCGTGCTAAAGATATGATGGAACAGATCCATCAATCTGCTCAGTTGATAGGATTCCCTAAGGATTCATCACCTGATGTTTTGTTTGAGAATATGCAGAAAACTTTACAAAATCTTCGCAAGAATTTTGCTTGACATGGGAGCACTGTCGCCCTATAATAGACCAGTACAAAAGCCAAATCTAAACACAAGGCCAAATCTATGTCTTTTGCATCATTAAAAAAACAGTCCTCTCTTGGATCTCTAACCGCAAAGTTGGTTAAAGAAGTAGAGAAGACTAATAAAACAGGTAACGGAGCCGATGAGCGTCTCTGGAAACCTGAAGTAGATAAAGCAGGTAACGGTTACGCAGTAATTCGTTTTCTTCCCGCACCAGATAAGGAAGATCTTCCTTGGGCAAAGCTTTATTCACATGCTTTCCAAGGACCAGGTGGATGGTACATTGAAAATTCTTTAACTACTGTTGGTGGTAAAGATCCTGTTTCAGAGTACAACACTGAATTGTGGAATTCTGGTTCTGACGCTAACAAGCAGATTGCTCGTAATCAAAAGCGTAAGTTATCATATTACACCAACATCTATGTCGTAAAGGATCCTGCCAATCCAGACAATGAAGGAAAAGTATTCCTTTATAAGTTTGGTAAGAAGATCTTTGATAAGATCATGGCAGCAATGCAACCTGAGTTTGAGGATGAGAGTCCAATTAACCCATTTGACTTCTGGCAAGGTGCTAACTTCAAAGTTAAGATAAAGAAAGTTGCAGGATATTGGAACTATGATAGTTCTGAGTTTGCTGCTGTTTCTCCTCTTCTTGATGATGATAAAGCATTAGAAGATCTTTGGAAGAAGGAATACTCACTTGCTGAGATTACCGATGCTTCCCAGTTCAAGTCATATGAGGATCTCAAAAAGAGGTTTGATTATGTTCTTGGTAATAGGAAGACAAGTGTAAGTCAAGCATTTGATGAAGATGCTGCGAATGAAGAAGTAACACCAGAGAAAGCATTTGCAAATGTATCTGCAGGATCGGGTGAATCTAGTGAAGGAGATGAGACTCTTTCGTACTTCCAGCGTTTAGCTGAAGAGTAACATATAAATAAAGGAGAGGTTCATCCTCTCCTTTTTTGTTTTTCATAAAATTAATTAAATGGCTTATTCAGCAAATAGGTATGCAGTAACCTTTAATTTGGGATCTGATACCAAGAAAGTAGAAATGTATGCGGAAGATGATACGAAGGCAAGAACTAGAACCCTTCAAAATTTTCCAGATGCAACAAGTATTGTAGTATCTTCTCTATCTGACTAATCATGGCAAGAGATAAGGTCATTGTCTACAATGGATCTGATGGATTTTGTCGTGTAGTCATTCCATCAGAACAATGCGTTCTGTCTGATGAGGACATTATTGCTAAGGATATCAGTGCTAGTGAGTATTCGCTGGTAGATAATAGTGCTTTGCCTTCAAAATCATGGCGAAATGCTTGGAAATATAACCATAGTTCAAAAGCAGTCGAAGTAGATATTGCATCTGCTAAGACTTTATGCCAAGATGAATTAGAGAGAAGATATTTAGATCTTAAGAAGGAAAATACAGATATTCAAGCAATAGCAGACATGAAGGGAGAAAGTGCTTCCCTCAAGTCTAATCCTGCTGTTCCTTATTCTAGTATTACTTCAGCGACTACAGTTACTCAATTAGAAGCACTACTTTAAGCAATATTACTTGATGCCATCTTACCAGTTTTAGTATTATACTGGGAAGATTTCTGATATTGCATAATCTTTTTAGTATCATTTACGAGTGTTGATAGGTATTCTTTTTTGATTACCTTGATCGCTCGTTTTTCATTGTTCTTTCTTGTTTCTACTAACCAATTACTTACAGCAACAGTTGGATTAAGTGTTAGTCCAAAATTATCTGGGTCTGGTATAGTGAAATCCGAATCTACTATTAATTTACCAGGTAATATTAACTTACCATCACTATTTTTAACTTCTTTAGTTTCATAGTGATGAACTGCATTTAAATTTTCTCCATATTTTTCATCAGCAATATCCCATAGAAGACCCTCGGATATTGGCCATTGATCTTCTACATTAATAATATTAGCAGATAATAAAACTACCCAGTCATATCTTGGACTTCTGTATAATACTTCTGCTACTGTATCAGGTCTTTCTCCATCTTCTATCACATACTCATTAAAATTCATAGCAAACTGAAATATCTCACTTTTCAGTCGTATTCTTTTGAATATATTTTTAACTTCAACATATTGATTCCTCTTTCCACCTTCTTTTAGTGGATTGAGGTATTTGAAGTTAGGTAATAGGTTAAAGTAAGCTACTGACATTAGAAATCGATGTAGGATTCTTCATAATCTTCTCTATATATTGGCTCCAGTTCTTTAAATGATAGGTTTAATTTCATATGAACAGGAGTACCCATTTGATCACCATATGTTGAATACTGACCAGAACCAGTATAGTTAACTCCTACAGACTCTAAAGCACATATTTTGAATTTATTTAAGAATGGATGTACATCAGATCCTTTTCTGTAAGAAATCCTGAATACATCAGGACTTTCGAGAAATGCCATATCACCTTTAGTTTTCCTAGCTGAAGAACGCATTTTGAGTTGCATAAGCATCTCTTTAACCACTTTTGATTCTTTAGTATCTCTAGGTGCTATATCCCATCCAAATGTAAATGGTCTTAGAGATACACTATCAAAAAGTAGTTCTAAGTTTTGATTTATAATTTGCCCAGAATTTCTTGCCATAACCTGATTGACATTGATATTACTACCAGCTACTAAGTTTATTGCTGATGATGTTGCCTTAGCGTTGAAATATTTTTTTATGTTATCAGTCATACCAGATGTTTGGTCCATTATTGTACCACCAGTAGTTTCTCCACCATTCTTGAGTGCTTCCCAAGCAGTATCATATTTTGCTGCTTCATCCAAACCACTACTTAATGCTTTAACACCAGTACCAGCTAATGCATTCATTTCTCCAGCTGCCCAACCAGTATTATTGACCGATCCTATTCC